TCAGCCACTCGATGGCGTTGTAGAGGTCGTTGTTGCGCCACGATCCGCTTTGCAGGTGTAGCATCAGCGGACGGATGTCGATGCGCAGTCCTCGCGCACCGTTCTTGTGGGCACGAATCTGCTCCAGGAATGCCGCGCCCGTGTCGTACCAATTATTGCGGTTTTCCTTGTCGCCCTCGAATAGCATCCACGCCTTCTCAGGGTCGAAATACTTCAGACCGCACTTCTTGATGAGCGGCACGTTGAAGTAGCACAACATGGGCACCAGTCGACCGATGCCGTAGCGGTTGCCCGGCTGCGGTTCCTGCACGTGGCCCACAACGCAGTGCTCGGGGTAGTCGAACATAAAGTCGACCGACTGACGTATGAGCACGTCGCTATCCATCAGCAGGAATCCGTCGGGTATCAGGTCCCACAGTTTCTCGATCGACATCATGTGTTTGTCGCTCGCAAAGTTGTTGAACGTGCCGAACTTGTGGGGGAATGCCTCCAGCTCCTTGTCGAAGTCGATGATCTGTCCCTCGGTGTTGTCGATAATCTGCACGCCTTCCATGCGCTTGTTGAATGGGCGCACGTCTGAGTTATCAAATACTACCACGCGATAATCCTCGCCGCCATGCTTGCGCAGGCTCAGGATTGCCGCCTCAGTCAGTTCGGGCGTGTTGTAGTGCACGATTGCTACTTGTTTCTTCTTCTCCATAGTTTCAATATTTTATTTTACGATTTCTACGGCTGTGATTTGCAGGGTGTCTTGTCGGCGGTCGGCGTGGAGTGATTGTATCTGATAGGTCACACCGTTGCACTCCAAACGGCAGTCGCGGGTCACGATGTTGTTCCAGCGCATGCGAAACATCACGGTGTCTTGTGCGTCCATCGCTCCCTCGTTCAGTGCTCGCTGGCCCTTCTTCCATGTCAGTCCGGCATGCACGCATGCCACCTCCTCGAACTCGGTCTTCTTGCCGAACTCCTTCTCAACAGCGGCCTTCTTTTTCAGAATGGCCACCATGTATTCAAGTATTCCAGATGTATATCCCATCGTTGTTTTATCTTTTGCGTATATTGGCGCACGGGGTTTACCGATGGGCACAAAAAAAGCGGGAACGACTCTCTGGTGAGTCGCTCCCGCGTGTGGGGGTGGTTTTTAGATTTAGTTGATTTCTTCAGCCTCGCAGAACTCAATCTCTGGTGGCAGTGGCACGGCTTCTGGTATTATTATCTCCCTGTCGCGTGGAAATGCTTTGCGCAGGTCTGCCTCGATGGTAGCGGTTGATAGTTGGATGTATTTCTGCGTGGTGGTGATGCGTGCGTGGCCTACTACCTTTTGGATGACATACACGTTAACGCCGAAGTCGGCCAACCCCGTGATGCACGAGCGGCGGGCAGTGTGCACGGTGATGCGCTGCGATCCTCCGATATGGCATATCTCGAATAGATCGTGGATGGCGCGGTTGATTGTGGTATTACATTTGAATGGCTGCACAAGGTCTTCCACCTGTTTGTATCGTCCGAGTATCTCCATCGCACGACCATAGAAGATGATGGTGAGTGGTATCTGCACCAACTTGCCCGTCTTCGATGTCTGAATCGTCAGCCACTTTTCTTCGCCCACATTCCTAATGTGTGCCGAGGTCAGGCGTATCATGTCGCCGTAGCGCAGACCAGTGTAACACGACAGCAAGAAGAAGTCGCGAGCCTTGGCCAGCTTCTTGTCATCGAATCGGTAGTGCAGCAGGTCCTCCATCTCGGCAAATCGGAGCACATCGGTGCGATAGCGCAGCTCGGGAATCTCATAGATTCTGAATGGTGTCTGCCACGGCTTCAGCAGGTCGCGCTTTATGGCCTCGTTGAATAGCATGCGCAGCACCTTCAGTCGCCCCCATACCGTTGAGTCGGAGTTGCCACGGGCATACATCCATTGCTCGTACTTCTTAATCCATTGCAGGTCCATGTCGTCCATCGTGATGCCTGGCGAGAACTCACACACATTGCGCACCACGTCGCGGTAGGATCGCTTGGTCACCTCCTTGCGGTTGGATGAGTACTTCAGCACGTTCTCGGCAAACTGCTCCAGGGGCACCGAGGTGCTTAGAGCTTCGACGTACATCGAATAGAGTCGCTGCACGGTCATGTTGATGTCACGCTTGAAGGCTTCGATCTCCGTGGATTGGATGTCAAGGATGATTTGATTCAGCATGGCGTTCAGGCCGTCATACTGAGGATGCAGGGAATTGATGTAACCGTCGGAGAATTGACGGGACTCGCAGAAGATGTTGGTGGGGATGTCAACCGACTTGCGGCCCTGAGAGGCGCGTACCACAATCATGCCGTCACCAGTACGGCTCCACTTCTTTGATGGGTTGAAAACCACGTCGTAAACAATTTTTTGTAACATAAGCTATCATTTTAAAAGAACGAGCTATCAAATTTTAAAAGACGGAAGGGCTGATAGCTTACCTTTTCGCTCGGCTCATGACTTCCGGCTATCCGTCGGTGGCAAATATACGACAAAACCGCCCAAGTTGTTCTCCCGTGGGCGGTTTTTTATAAGTTTTTAATATTTTTATATCCAAAATCCCCCTATTTCCGAATCTTTCCGCCATTCTTGCATCACTTCTTCTTTTTTTTTCATAATCATTCCTCCATTGCTTGTTTATAGTTTTTATATACTATTTCCGAGTCTTGCTTGACGATATATGTTGTATCTGCTTTCCCGTTTACAGTCCTTATCTCCATATATCGAGTTTCTTTGGCAACCTTGTGAGGATAACCGTAGAACCAAGCCACTTGTTCATACGGTGCCAACGCAAGCCAAAATAAAAATCCAAATATTAAGCCTATTGCAAGTCCACATATTATCTGGAATTGTTTGTCTTTATTTAACCTACTCATAATTCATTTCTCCTTCTTACCTTCTTTTATTATATTATCCACTATATCACGCAGATATTGCGGTAGCCCAACCATATCACGCTTTAGTTCGTCGTAGTCGTCTCCCTTATAGTAGAGTTTCATTATTCCGTAGAGAAAAGCCAGTTTGCAGGGCATTGGTTTCCTATTGAAACTTTCGAGCGAAAGACCTGTCATATTCTTGATGTAATCATTCTCATGTTCCCACCACAGTCCACCTGGTATCCCCTTGTTCTTACGCTCATATTCCTCGTCTATTGTCTCACGGAAGTTCACCCAGTGTTTACGGAATATCTCGTCGGCGCTTAATCCGCTGTGGTTGGCTATCTTTCCCTCCGCCTCGCGCAGAAAATCATCGGCATAAGTAACGCCATCACATACAATATGCTCCCACATCATAATGATGCTAGCTAGTTGCTCAAGGTCGCAGGCAGATGTTTCCCTCCCTCTGCGGTAGTGAACGTGCTTGCCTGCATAGGTCTTAGCACCAACCCTCATTAATATTTGCACGTCCACATATCGTACAGTTCTGTCCCCAAAGTTATATTTTCTGACGCGAATCTCCCGCTTTCGGTTCTTTCTGTCTCGTTGTTTTTTGTTCATTATTACTCCTCCGTCTTGATATTAATAATCTTGCCGCAGTGCGGGCATTGTATTATAGTGTGGGTATGCTCGAATAAATCGGGAACTTCCACCTGTAAGAGTTCGGCTATTGCCTCCAGCTGCGGCACTTTAAGTCCTCGCGCCACAGCCTGATTATATGACGAGGTGCGCGTGTAGCCCGCTGCCTCGGCCACCTGGCGGATGGTTATCCGCTTGTCTTTTGCTATTTCTTTTATTCTTAGTTTGCACATAATTTCGTATTTACTTGCTGCAAATATAGTTATTATTTCGCAAATAACGAAATTGTGTGCGTAATTTTAAGAATTATTAAGTAGAATAACTTACTAGGTTACTTCCGAGGTTACTTACTAGGTTCTGGGCGTGAATGCGCGTTTCTGGATAGAGAATGGAAATGGAACTAAAGATACAGGAATATCCGCAAATGTGGGTTCTTATGGAAGAACTATGTTAGCATTGGTCTCACAACACGCTAGTGATGGAAATGCCACAGCAAGTGCAATTTTTATGCTAAGATTTGGATATAGTGGAAATAATCTTGAATCAACGTTGATAGCAAAAAGTGAAGGAAGTACGTCTTTAAATGTTTCCTTTTCTCTAACAAATAATGGAACGGTACAGATTACTGGTGTTAATTATTATGTTTTATTGATTAGCAATAGACGTTTTTATTAAATAAGACCTATAAAAAAGGTGGAGTTTTATGCTCCACCTTTATACATCAATCCACGTGCTCGGCCACTGCCCATCTTCCATATATCTATATCTTATTCCGGTATGTCCATCTTTATGTCTAAAAAGGACTTGAACACCATGATTGTTCTTATCAAATAAATCAAGGTAAAATTCACTTTGATAGTATTCGGCCTGTACTCTATCGACGCCCAGAAGTGATGCAAGGTCGCTTGGAGTGATGCGCTGGGGGGCTCCGTTGGCATCGGTTCCCTGAATGTGCGCTGGGGTGTTGCCAACCGTGGCACCGCTCATATATGCGTAGGCACACTTCTGCATTTCAGCTGGTGTCAACGACTCCAGTGTCCACTTTCCATCGTTGCCCTGAACACCCACAAAGAACTTCTTGCCGTTGGTGATGGTATCAGCTCCCGTGGTGGCACTGATGCTTGACGATGCCGTTGGTGGCAGATTGTCGAGCTTGGTGGTCTTCTCACTGGTCATGCCGCTGGCGATGGCGTCGAGCTCGGCCGATGTGAAGTTGTTGTTTGTCAGTCGATACTCAAACACCCATGCGCTGCCGTTGTACTTGTAGCGGTCGTTCACGGTGTTACCGTTGGCATCCTCGGTCTGCACCCATGCGTAGTCGTTGTGATGGTTGCCTGTAGTGGCCTGTAGTTCAGCCAGCGATGCGTATGTGCCGCGATAGCTGCCGGCATACTCATCAACTCGTGCATTCACATAGTCGGTGGTGGCGTAGGTCTGGAGTGCCGAGTTGATGGCAGTCGAAATCATCGTGCTCACGGCCGATGTGGTAGAGTAAGATGCCAGGGCGGTGTTGATGGCTGCGGTGATGGCCGAGTCAGCCTGCGACTTGGTGTAGTAGTTCGACAGGTCGACAGAGGTCGAGCCAATCAGTTCCCAATAGTAGGTTGTCGTCTGCTCTTCGGTGGTGCTCAGTGTGATGTACTCGTCCTTCACGTTCTGAGTGTGCGGGTCGGCGCTTGGCACCAGATAAATCTTGCCCACGGTATCGGCCGATGCCGTTGGCAGAGTCTGCACGGCCTCGTATTGGAACTGCTTAACGGCAGCTATCAGCGAGTCCACCTGACTTGCGCTGTAGGTCTCGGTCTTCAGATAATAGTAGGCGAGGTTCTGCGTGGTGTTGGTGATGAATGATGCCAGAGCCAGCTGTAGTGCTGTGCTCAGATCGGTCTCAGGTATTCCGCCCGATGGCTTCTGATAGGCAGTGGCACCTGCCGATGCGCCGCTGCGGATGGTGGCAAGGTCGCTGATGACGTCCTGCTTGCCCAGCAGTTGCAGGGCGAGGGCTGCTGCATCCACCAACTTGTTCGAGCTTGATGCCTCGGCTGGTATCTTGGCGTTGATGGCGTCCTCGGCTGCCTTGGCACGCAGTTCCTCGGCTGTGTCGGCTGCCTCCAGAGTGTCAACCTCGCTTGCAAGATCGGCTGGCTGTACGGCGGTAGCACCTGCCGATGCACCGGTGCGGATGGCAGCAAGGTCGCTGATGACGTCCTGCTTTCCTGCCAGCAGGGTGGTCAGGTCGGCCATAGTGGGCAGAGCCGAGAGTTTGGTCACCAGTCCGCTGGTGATGCCCGAGTTGAGTGCGGCCCACTGCTCGGCGGTGAATCCCGAGTTGTTCAGCTCGTACTCGAATGCCCATGCTGAGCCGTTGTACTTGTAACGCTCCACGCGGGCAATCTGTGTTGGTGTGGCGTCGGCGGTAGGTATCTGCACGTAGCAGTAGTCGTTGTTGTCGGCTCCTGTTATCGTGCTGCCCAGTGCAGTGGCTATTGCGGCGCGGGTGGCATCGGTCTGTAGGTGCAGGTCGGTCACCTCGTTGTACGATCCCTTGTAGTTGGCGGTGGCAGTAGCTATCGAGCTGTTCACGAAGGCTTTGTCGGCCAACTGGTTCTGGTCGCTTGCTGCTACGGGTATCTTGCCGTCGATGGTGGTGATGCGCCCGCTCAGCTGTAGCTCTGCGGCCTTGGCTCGGTTCTCCTCGGCGGTGTCGGCTGCTTCCAGGTCGGCCACCTCGCTTGCGAGTGTGGCAGGCTGCACGGCGGTGGAACCTGCCGATGCCCCGCTGCGTATGGTCGAAAGGTCGCTGATGACGTCCTGCTTGGCTGCGAACATCAGAGTGAGCTCGGCAGCAGTGGGCAGTGAGGTGAGCTTGGCCACCAGTCCGCTGGTGATGCCAGAGTTGAGTGCGGCCCACTGTGCGGCGGTGAATCCCGAGTTGTTCAGGGCATACTCAAATAGCCATGCGCTGCCGTTGTACTTGTATCGCTCCACGCTGGCTATCTGTGTCGGTGTGGCGTCGGCTGTAGGTATCTGCACGTAGCAGTAGTCGTTGTTGTCGGCGGTGGCTATCACGTTAGGCAGGGCAGCCGCTATCTGTAGATGCGTGGCGCTCACACTCAGGTGCAAGTCGCTCACCTCGTTGAATGCTCCCTTATACTCGGCGGTGGCCGTCTGTATCGAGTTGTTCACGAAGGCTTTGTCGGCCAACTGATTCTGCGGGCTTGCTGCGGCGGGGATGTCGCCCTCAATGGTGCCCACTCTGCCACTCAATGCCAGTTCTGCGGCCTTGGCGCGGGTCTCCTCGGCGTCGATGTCTTCGCCCAGTGCTCTCTCAGCTGCTTTAGCTCGTGTTTCCTCGTCGCTGATGCCGCCTGCCAGTCCCTGCTCGGCAAGGGTGGCTCGCTCGGTCTCGGCGGTTAGTTCGCTTTGTGATGCGGCGGTGTTCAGTATCTCCTGAACCTGATCGCCTGTCTGCTCCAGTGCATATCCTGTCTGTGCCATAGTTTTATCTGTTTTTTATCGGTTTACTACTTTGTTTACTAATATAATATCCATCTCCGATGTGAGCAGCACGCGGTGCTCTGAGTCCATCAGATAGTCGTACTTGTCGGCGATGCTCGATGTCATCTCGCGGGTGTAGGTCACGGGGCGGTCGGTGCTCGATTGCGGACATATCAGGAAGTTGGGGTCTGGCGTCACTGCCACGAATGCCAGATATTGGCGGTCGGTCTCCACGCGATAGCCCTCGTCGAAGTCGGTGTCGGGCACATGCCACTCGCACTCCACCTCTACGCGGCCTATGATGCCGTCGGTGCCGAATGTGAAGTACCACTCGCCACCCGAGTCGGTGAACATCATCTCCTTGGTTATCTTCACCTCCTCCTGGCGATAGCAATAGATGAGCTTCAGGCCGAAGAAGTTTGCGGCCATGTCGAGGTCCTTGATGGCGATTTTAAATTTCGCCTCTTCGCCCTGCTGTAATATTCTGGTCTTGTCCATATTGTTAATCTGAAAGTTTCATAAAGTTCTTAATAAGGAAGTCGACGTTACCGTAGGGCACCGTATAGAGCTGTCCAACGCCAGCCGACGAGCGGTTGTTGTACCAGTTGTCCACCAGCAGCAGTCCTGCGTGATATAACTTGGCGGGAATCTTGCCTCCGCCCATCTCCTTCAACTCGTCGAACGTTCGGCGGGTCATATCCAGGATTGTTTCCTCCGCCGAGTCAGCATAGAGTTCCAGCAGTTGGTCATCGCAATCAAAGTCGATGCGCGAGTGCTGCTTAATGTAGTCGATTGTCAACCATTTCATATCTTGTTTGATTTTTTAATTCTATATTTCGGAGATATAGGCGTTTAGGGTTTACCGTTGGCGGATGGGCAAAAAAAAGGGGAGCCCGCTGGCTCCCCAAATAACTAAAAACCTAATTACTAAAAAACTATTACTACTACTATTAACCTAAAACTAATAAACTATAAATATTATGTATGATGTTTACTCCGCGAAACGTGCGGCCTCCCAGATGCGACGGCTCACGAGTCCGCCCAGCTTCTTGCCGCCACCGTTCACCCAGCGCAGAAACTGCTCTTGGATTTCCCACGTGGCCTTGCCGCACTCGATGTATTTCTTCAGCGTCGAGCTGTTCCAATTCGCCGCGCCGCAGTTGTAGATAAAATCCACGATGGCGTCGAATCGGCCTTGGCTGCCGCCGATGTGTTTGGTTTTGTTGGCCACCTCCTCGTATTTCACGAGGTCTTCCTTCAGGAATTGCTCGGCCTGGTATGGTGTGATTTTGTCGCCTTGCTTCACTCCATTGGTGTGGCCGTAGCCGATGGTCCACACTCCTGCGGGGCACTTGTAGGCGGTGAGCGAGCATCCCTCGCTCTTCTTTAAGTAATCAATAAGTCGTTGAGATGATTTCATATTTTACAAATCGTTATTTGGTTCGATGTCATTTTTCTTTTTAGGCGTGGCTTTTTTAACTTCCCCTTCTTCCGATACCATTACGCGCTGGCGGAGCTTGCACCTGAGGTCGGCACACATAAAAGGGCGCATATTCTCCACCATACGTCCGTTGCGAGCCACCTTGCGCTCCAGTTCGTTCATCCGCTCGTCGTAGGCCTTCAGCTTCTGTCGATACTCGTCGCGGTCTTGTTTGTAGTAGTCTCGGTCTTTTGCCAGGTCGTCGGCCATCTGCTGATAGTAGTCCTGCTTTTCTTTCAAGGCTTCGGCCTCGGCCTTCTTGGCTTCGGCTTCAGCCTTTTTTGCGTCGGCTTCGGCTTGCTTCTTGGTGTATCTCCAGACAAAGATACCACCTATCGAGCCACCGCCGAAAAGCAGACCGATGATGGTCACGATGCTATCTAAACTCAGCCACTCCATCACTCAGTCAGCTCGTTAAAGTGTTTCTTTACTGTTGGCAGCGACATCACGCTGAGCGCAGCAACTCCGGCTGCGATGGGGTATGCGCCCTCGTAGATGGCGTAACCGATGCCGCCGATGGTGCCGAGCACCCA